CACAGTAGAACCAGTCTCATGCCAAAGAAAACCTTTTAGCTCTTTATCATATTGCTTATCATCCATTTTTTTCTCCTATTAATTTATATTTATAACCCTTACCACTTGTTCTAAGTTTTTTTTCATAAACTTCCCCAAAAGCAGGAAGCCCATATTTTACCCTAGCAGGTTGTTTACTTAAATTTCGTATTGCTGCTGAGATAGACGGCTCTCCATAAAGCTGACCTGTATTCTTTTTAATTACATCTTGTAATTCCCAAAATGTCCAATACCTTTCGTCAGACATACATTTCCAAACATAATCATTTAAAGATGTTAATTTCATACAACTTTTTTAGAGTAAATATCTATTAGCTTTTCAAACGCCTGTAAGTCTCTATCGTTCTCAGGCAAATCATTGTAGATGCGTTCTATCTCACTTGAGTTAGCTTTGAATACATCTATGCACTCTTGATCTTCAGGATTGCCTAGAACCTTACGCAAGCCACCTATGTAAGCATGGGTGTCAGGGAAGGTTGCATATGGATGACCTTTTGCATTCTTAAGAACCAAAGATTCTTTAAGATCAGGTGCAGGTTGTTTGTTGTTTATGGCATTGTCTACCTCAAACCCACTTGCATATTCACCACCACCAAGACCACAGCAAGCCAAAGCACGACCTATTGCACTGGTACAACAGTTCTCAAGAGCAGAGGTCTTGTTAACCATGCCCTGCGATCTAAATTCTTCAGCATAGTCATTGCCTATCTCACGCCATGTACCATCCACATAAACGCTTACAGTGGCTTGTACGACCACTCTTTCTAAGTCATTGTGGATAATCTTAGTCTGCACATTAGCATTGCTGCCAAAGTGTTTTCTAAAGGTTTGTAACCGTTTGTCTACGGTTGTGTAGAGCTTACCTTTGATATTAGTTTTATCACTATCAGCAAGGTTTGCTATTTCATTTATTGATTCAATCAATTTATCACTCATTTTATTCTCCATAGTTCTTTAGCAACCTGTATATCTGAGTCCGACCACATCCAATGGGATAGGTCAGGATAGAACTGGTCAACCAAAGAGTTAACATCATTATTCTGTAAAAGGTTCATTATTGCTAACGAAGCCCTATACACCTCATCTAATCTCATGCTTATGTCGTCTATTTCAAATGTGATGACCTCTGATTTGGTCTTGGTCACATAGATATAATCAGCATACGCATGATCTTTTTCTAATGCAGTAGCATAAATTGCTAGTTGCCTTTGAACTGGTGGAAGTAATGCAGGTGGTTTCTTTGCAGAAGTTTTAATGTCTCTAATGCAATCCTCATACTCTAAGTCTGTGAATCCTATTACGCTAATGGGCAACCCTACATCTATCTCTACTTTCTTCTGATAGCTTACTGGCTCGCCTAAGTGTTTATAGAAAGGCAATCCTATAGATAGATACTTTTCTATGTTGTTGTATTCTGTGTCTGCTTTCTCTTGATCAAACACTACGCCTTGACTCTGCTCGTAGCTCATAAGAGATTTAAACTCTGCTTGTGCATCTTCTATAGATGTCTTATTGCCTATGGCATGATCTATGACCGTACCTCTTAGCATGGCAGGGTTGGTAGGTGATTTATGTTTGGCTAAGTACCGAACAATAAACAGTGGTGGGTTTTGTATGAATAGGTTTATAGAACTGGCTGACAAGTGTTCTATCTCAAACTGTTCAAATGGATTATTTTTCATCTGTTAAATACCTCAATTTATGCTTTCAATAAATACGAAATGGAATTATAATCACATATTGGGTTTACTTCAACCCTTAATTTAACTTTAGGAGAAAACAAATGAAGCTGAAAGATTTTTTGCAAGAGAACAATTACACTCAAAACAAATTCATAGAAGCTGTGCATGAAGAAACTGGACATAGATTTTCTCAAGGCGGTCTTGCAAAGTACATCATTGGTGTTCGCATACCTAGAAAAAAAGAGATGGGAGTTATTCATAGCTTTACCAAAGGTGAAGTATCACCTAATGATTTTTATTTATAAACAAAAAAAAAGAGAGCCGAAGCTCTCTCTTTTTCGCTCACTTACTTGGTTTGACTTACTAGATTCATTGTAAAGCTACTCCTAAGAGTGTATATGCACCTGACTTTAAGGCTTGGTCTGCCGACCTTATGCTTCCTAGTTTGCGACTAGGACTCCTCATTACCAGTCAATATTCTATGCAACCTTTCTTTTGTTGCTATGTTAACGCCTTCTGCTATATTCTCACCTAAAAAGTTGATAAGTCTTTTTATTTTGCACTATCTTAAAAGATAGGGTGAACTTTTCTTTTTACATCAGAGAGGGTTCATTACTTCCTTCTTATCAGTCTGATGCGTCAGCTCTCCATCAACATTTAAGAAGTATGCCTACCTAAAAAACTAATGTCAACCCATTTTGTAATATATTTATAATTATTTTTATAGGCTCCAATCGTCTATATCGTATTGTCTTTCTATGAAGATGCGTTTGTCCATGTCATAAAAGAATTTAACCTGTCCAATCTTTCCATATAAATCCTGCTCTCTAATCTTGCGAGTGATTATGCTTGTAGAGTTATCATCAAAGTCTCTATGAACTGTTAGCACAGCATCAGACTGGTTGTGCCAATGTGCAGCTCCACTTATATCATATGCAGAGGGTGGCAAGTAAGAACCATCTTGTGACTTAGGCAACTTTGTTGGGTGAGCAACAACCCACATAGTTACCTCATAGTTTCTTGCAAAGCGTTTACAACTAGAGATGAAGTCTCTGATATGTTCATCTTCACGCTGATTGCCTTCTCGTTTTGCGCTGACCTCATTGTATGGGTCTATGACTATGCCGTTGACTCCGTGTTTGTAAACACTGGACTTAGCTATGTCTATGATTAGGTCTATCTCAGGAACGGCATCCTTAGACTCAATAAAAAAGAAATGCTTATCAATAAAGCCCATAGCTTCTACCAACTCTGATCTGCTCATACGATTTCCAAAGCCTTCATCAAAAGCTTTTTGACAATACATCTGTGTCATTCTTCTGATGTGCATACTCGTTGAATGTTCAGGCGAAAAGATTGCAAACTTCCAACCTTGATTTTTGGCTAGGTTAAGAAGTATCTGATCTAGTATTAAAGACTTACCATGATTGGGTATACCAGTAATCACATGGAAAGTACCAGTCATGATCTTGTAAATGTCATCCAGTGAACCCATACCGATCTCTACAGGCTTCTCATAGTTGCCCTCATACAAATCAATGAGTTGATCAAAATAATCATGACCTTTGTACAAACCGTTAATGGGATAAGGTATGGCATTGTCTATAAGTTCCTTGAGTTTGGTTGCACCATGTTTCATTAAAACCTCATTAGCATCCTTGCATCCTTCAGGACATTTAACATACCAACAGCGATCTTTACCAAACCTGTGGAGCAGTTCTTTGTGTAGTGATCTACCTGCTGTGTCATTGTCGGTAAAAATAATTATGTTCTTGGCAACAAGAGGTGAGTTGTCTAAAGCTTTGAACCTTGCATCATTAGGGTCAAACTTAGCTTCTTTAGGAGCACCGTCAGGAAGCGTTGTGCTGTTCGTTATGCCACTTTCAAATAAACTGATGCAATCCATCTCACCTTCGCAGAAAATCACCGTATCGCTTTTGTACACATTGTCATAGTTATACAAGATGCGTTTAGCGTTAGGCGATTGTCTGAACTGTTTATCTACTGTCCTGTATTTAACATTGACCAGTGAGCCGTGTTCGTCAAAGTATTGAAATGCAATCCATGAGTTCTCGTTAAAGATTTTCATAGAGTCAACCGTTGATTTAGAAATGCCACGATCACCAAAGAACTTATACATAGAATTATCTGTAGACTTGGATTCAGGAACTACTGGAGTTTGATAGGTCTTAGGCTTAAAAGAATTAGACCCATCTCCTGACCCACCTCTAAACTCACAATGATGACAATTCCAAACCACAGTATTATTTTCTATGGTAACTGAAAGTGGATTATCTTTTGGATTGTGTGGTGGCTGACAGGATGGACACTTTACTTTTTGATTACCTTCACCGTAATGTTTTAAATTTATTCTGTTGTCCATAAGGACTGTACTTATATCTTTCATTTTATTTCCTTACCCTGCGAGAGAGTTCAATGATTTTTTAACTTTTGTTACTGTTGTATCTGCATCATCAAGATACCGTTTTTGATTTAACCATGTTGTGCAATGTGGTACAAACTTTAATTCCATTTTTTCATCTGCAACAAACTCTGCATAAGACTTTATCTTTTTCAAAAGTTCTTCATGGGATATATCCTTCAATGCAATCTTATATTTTTGTGAAGCTGCATACTTGTTTGTCTTGCGTGGATAGATTTTCCAAAACTCCTCAAAGAGGTCTTTAGTATTATCTTTAGTATCTTCTTTAGTATTGGGGGGTGGTGAGACAGGGGGGGTGGTGGTCTCCTGACCCTGAGGGGTAGGGGTCTCCTCACCAGTGGGGGTCTGTAGACCCTGACCTAGATGTAAGGTGTATCGGTTTGATATGTTCCCACCATCTGCTTTGAATCTAGCCGTGATCTCAAGAAGGTCTTGTTGTGCAAACTCTTTGATAATCTTCCCTATGTGTTTAGGGTCTTTAATTCCTGCAAGCTGACCTATGTGCTGATAGCTTGGATAACAACTACCCTTCTCATCTGCGTAGTTGGCAAGGATGACCAAGACTAGTTTCTTGGTTGGAGTTAAGCCCTCTAGTTTGAGGGCTTTGTTTAATAACTCAATTGACATAAGACTGGATGTAAGAACTGCTATCGGATTCTATAATTGCATCTACAATAGACTCATTAAAGTGTCCTGCATTCAAACAACATCTCACTCTTGTACCCAGCAATGTATAACCCAAAGATTGTAGCCTATCAGTTTCGGCATCTATCTCATCATCTGTATTGGTGTAAGCACCAACCCCATACTGACCTTCAGTGTACCTATTCCAAGCACCCCAAGTCTTACTAGTCTCAGGGTCAATCACATAGATTGTAAAAGCTGTGATGTGTTTAAGTTCGTGGGATTCTGTTTTCATTTTATCTCCTATTTAATTTAAAGAACTGAGCATAATTTATTTAATTAATTTATGCAACCCATTATGGTATTAAATATTTAGTAGTTCTTTTTTCTTC